GCTCTAGGAACTCTGTTCCGATAGGCATTCTTCTGTAATCACTTCTCACACGTTCTACAAGATGGTTATTAGTTAAGAACTTCAATAACAATCTCAGGTCATCCCTTGGTAAGCCTGTATAGTCTTCCAGAGTAAACCTGTTAAAGTATGGTAATTGATATAGCGTCTTAATAGTTTCATTAAAGTCTTGTAGAGGCAATAATGCGAATGATGCACGTATCTTAGCTATATTAGCTTCTGAGGAGTCAGTGTTAATTCTCTCTTGCTCGCTTAGCTTATCGTAGCCCATACTCTTGGAGCTGTATATTCTATCCAGGAAATTAACTACAAACTCTACATGTTCTTTCTTAACTACAACGTCTTCCCCATTTGTGGTTGAAAATACGCAACACGCACATGCTATTGATAACCTAGCAATCTTAATACGTTGGTCGGCCGCTTCGACCAAAGGCACCCTAGAAGTATATTTCTTACCCATCTGTGTTGCTAGCTTTAATATTGTAGCAACAGCATCGTCCTCAAACTTAATATGCTCAGGCCTGCGGCTCCACGCCCACATCGTTCTCATATTACAATGGTCTGATGTGTATATGTGAGGTACTGTAGGTATATCATCTAGACTTCTATTAACTAGCGATGGGTTGACGTCTCCAGATGCTACTGCAATAGCTAGGTCTAATCTTCTAACGTCTTCTGCTTTACCAAATAACTTTAATATAGCCATAACACCATAAGTTTCGGTATTAAGTTGTCTACCGTTTCTAGGGTTAGATATATAAATGGCCCTAGTTCGCGCTGTGGTCTCAGCTGTTATAACACCAGTAGTTTTAGCTATACCAGAGGACCTAACGTCTGACATCTGTGCTAAATCATCCTCACCAAGTCCTGACAGCTCATCTATGGCTATAAGACCGCCATCATTCAGTGGGTAGGCACCCCACACTAAGAACCACCTTTTATTAGTTTGTTGCATATTGTATACCAAACCAGTGCGTCTTGAGGACTCACCAGAATGCAGTTCGCCTAGTTTGTAATGGTTCATCAGTCTTTCTACGAGCGTAGTTTTAGCCTGTCCTGAATCCCCGATTATTAACAGTTCTCCCCAGCCTCTGGTTACAAACTGCTCCTGGAAATAGAAATTTAGTACCGTATGGTATACTAAATCTATTGCTATGCTTACATCGCGGCGTTCCCACACTCTAGTAACGTTCCTCTCTAAGTCTCTGTGTATTTCATTAAACTTATCCTCAATCGTCTGCACGTCCTTAACCTGGAATATCTTTAGCATTTCATAGATATTGTCGCTCATCTCAAAGTCGCTAATCATATTCTTCTCAGGATATGCTTTGTCAAACAAGTATGTCGCGTATTGTGTCTGCGGCTCAGGATACATATACCCAACTAATGTATACCTCTCATTAGTCTTAAGACTTTTACCTATATAATACCCAGTTCTAACTACATACTCATGTTCCTTTGTGAAACCGAAATTTGCTTCAGCCTTTGGTATCATACGAATCTCTTCTATATTCATGTATTTTTCAATTGTTATCCTTGGTTTTGGACATGACTTGTTAATTCCTAATATATCTTTTATAACTGCTTCCTGTTGCGCCTCAGTACATTTGATAAGTTTCATAGTATTCTTATTTGTAGCGCCAAGCGTTACTGTATACTCACCCGCCATTGCAGCTAAATAACAACTACTACACTTTTTATTATCTGCATCTGCCGCGTCGCCACAGTATCCCTTGATTACTTCGGGGCACATATATGGCGTGGTATCTTTCCCTGAAATCATAACTGGTACTCTAATCCTTGTACCAAATAATTCTGCATTAGCTGAATCAGCTAGATGTACTTCCTTAGCTTCTGTTTCATTTGCTAGGTTTACTTCTTGAAAAGGGTCTGTATACTTCACAGCGTTATCCAGTAATCTTTGGAAATCCTCAGCGGTCTGCCCTGACTTTACATAGAAGTCAGTTATATCTCCTTTATCTGGGAAATCGTCTGGCCACTGTACTACGTATACATCTACAATTCTAAATAGTTTCTCGCATATCTTCTGTGTAGCTATGCGTCCAGCCTCATCATTGTCTTGTGCTATATAAACACGTTTCTTATTTCTGAAGTATTTGGTCCACTCTGGCCGCCACGACCCTGCACCACTGGTGGGACATGCTGAAGGGAATCCGTATTGTTCATTGATGATACGGTCCATTTCACCTTCACACCATACTACATATTCTATGTCCTCATCAATTAAGTTTTCAATACCAAATATCCTGACTTCACCATATGTGTTACCCATTTCATCTTCATAGTTGGTTACTTTATATTGGTCTTCATATGAGTTCCATTTGTATCTTCTAAAGTTTACCAAGGTATTGAATTCATCATATATTGGTATAGTTATTCTTTCCCCATCCCATCCTATCTGGAAGCGCTTGAGCGTCTCATCCGTAAGACCCCTTCGCTCACGTATCACCGTCCTTATAGGCCCTGTTAGACTCATCAGCGCTTGATGGTATTCAGATATTAAGCCCGTGTTAATATCAGGTCTTGTAGGCTTTGTACTATCCGGTCTAGGAATACGCAGTGCATCGCCCAGCTCAAACCATGCTTCCTCATTAGATAGTCCGTACAATGTCTTATAGAGGGTATGGACGTTTCCCTTGCTATGACATGTCTGACAATAATAAACCCCCTTTATTACGTTAACTGTTAAAGAGGGGGTGTTATCTGTTTGGTTTGCGTGTAGTTCTTTAAACGGACATTCCGCCTTCAATTCGCTACCGCGTCGATGAATATTCTTTAGCTCGCTCATAAAGAATGCTTCATTATCAATCTCTGTCAAAATTCTATTGCGGTAATCCTTCCAGTTCAACCTTGTCATTCCCCCTTATTAGAAAAGACTAGGGAGGTTATTAGCCTCCCATATCTATCATTAAAACTCGGCTGAATCAATCTCCTCCTGGGACGCATGTGACACGGAAGCTGCTTCAGCGCTAGTATCTTCTAAGTCATATACTAAGTCAGAGTGCCTGAATGACTTGAATAACTCCATTCCAAAGGCTCTGTCCTCATCTGAAGTCGCTCCTGCAGCTGCAACTACAATGTTATACCATTCGTTTCCGCCTTTAGCCATTAGCTTAGATTCCAATGTATACCCATGGTTCCACATGTTTTGCATTGATACTCTTGCTAAGCTATATAGTTTTCTACCTTCATTGTAGTTAGTCTTTGAGAAGCTTAGGATAATTGGCATTCTTTCTCCTTGAATGAATCCAAAGAAGTTGATGTATTTTGTACACTTAGGAATAGCTTCCCTGCCCACCTTAGTATTGTCGAACTCGTTTCTTCTACATTGAGCACACATCTTTGAAGTACCGTCTGACTCGAAACCTCTCTTACCATCTTTAGCATGGCAGTGTATTCCTCCTCCATCTGCTCTGTCTTTCCACTCAATATTAGAGTTGAACTTGAACACAGGTATAAATACTTTGCCGTTTAGTTTCTCTATGGTTAGTGAATTTATTATGTCCCCCTCATCAGCTAACTTATCTTTCCTTTCTGGACTAAGCGCATTGATAACCTTTATCCTAGGTATAATCATGTCGCCTTCATTATCGTCTTCAAATCCTAATGGTGCACCATTCATTGAGTCCATCATTGCTTGGTTTTCTTTCTTTACTAAATCTGTCATTTTTAGATTCCTCCTTAATTTATTATTTATTTAGATGCCTTACAACATAATCCTGTTGTTTAGCATCAAATGCTAAGAATTTCACAGTATCAAATTTGTTAAATAATACTATAGCTGCCATTACGCTTACTATTGCAGGTCCTGATATTAATAAGTAGTCATCCTTAGTGAAACTTTCAAGACCTTTTTCTAACATTACCCTCACTGTACTTGTTTTAAATATCGGTAACTTTCCTCTAGTAACGTACACCAACTCTCCATACTGTTCTGCCTTAGAATAGTCATAATTTGCATCATTTACTATATAAACTTTAGCCATTACTTTACCCCCTAATTTATACTTTAATATTATAAATACTGTGCCTAGTTGACCGATCCAAGATGATTAACTGTATCAGCGTAGGCACCAGCTAGTAGGTCCACCATCACGTTTACAATAATCAATTCCCTTAGCACTTCACTGTCCTTTTCTATACTTATATTATTATTATTCTTTTTAAACAATGCGCATGCTAAATCTAACTCTTTCTGTCTCTTAGGGTATTCAACATCAAACTTCTCAGCCACCGCGTCGTATAGAGCTTGCAGTGAAGTATCTGATTCTATTAACTTCTTAGCAGTCACTTTACCGAATGGAAATACGTGTCCCATTATATGATAGATTACAATTTCTTTGTCTTCTAGTACACTTAATATATCAAATGCTTTTTTCCATAGGTCCTTGTTCTTGACCTCTTCACCTTCAGCTGTTATCCAGCCCTTATTTTTCCAATTCTTATACCATTCCTTATTGACACAGTTTACTACATATTCAGAGTCTGAGATTATATAGATTAATTCCTCATCAGAATTAATACATCTCTCAAGCGCTTGTAGTAAAGCTAATATTTCACCACGCTGTCCAGTGGACTGTGACTCACATACAATATCATGCCCATATATCTTATTGCTGCTTTTATCTTTAGCTATATAGGCTCCAACTGAGAAGCATTCCGGCGTCCCAGGTTTCCTACAGGCTCCATCTATCGCTATTATCATATTATTTGCCTCCTATATTATTCTACCAACACTTATGCCATGTTCCTTCACCAATTCAAACGCCTGTTCCTCAGTGAATCCAGCTTTTATTAGCGCATTGAAATATATGCTCATTTGCTCTGCGATAACATTAGTTATCATCTCATATTCTGGCATCATATTTTTGAGTTCTTTTGCTGCCATTTCCATTTGAAACTTATTAAGTATGTCCATTTTTTAACCTCCTCACACAATCATAGCGCCAACTATCCTAACCTTAGGGTTAGTCAGTAGCCTAAATTCATCATCGTACATAGTAGCGTAGTACTCTAGCTTAGAGTCAATATTAGTTGTGTTCACTATAACCTCAATAGCACCTGTCGGCAATTGTACCGCAACTACTAATACCTTTGGTTCTTCAATAGTTTCAGCGACGGTCATTAGTTGCTCCTTAAGTGTTAACTTATCTGTCATATCGCATCCTCCTTTACATTTATATCCAGCAGCCCTGTTTCGCTTCGCATCCTCCTTTACATTTATATCCAGCAGCCCTGTTTCGCTCACCCCCCCTGCATGCTTTACTTATTTCACTTATCATACCTAACACCGCGGAATATAAGGCAGTTTAGTGACACATTTCCTAACTGGTCTTTTGATTCTCCAAAGGTATCTACTTCAATTGTCTTACCAATTATCTCCTCTGGGTTATCCCAGAAATGCCGCCTTTCTTCATCGCTAAATCCTGAGCCCACTCCTACTCTGTATCCTTTGTAGTCTACAATCAAGGCCCCTAGCATTCCTTCATATTTACCTGTACCTTCTTGAATATCTACAACCTTTAAGTCCATGGATTCTACATATTTCATTTTCAATAAGCTGTTGGAGCGCTTTATTTCATAGAGGCCTTCCATAGTATTTAACATAATTCCCTCGCCGCCGCGTTTCCAGATTGGCGTGACTAACTCTGCTATTTCTTCTTCGGTATTTACTACTCCCAATATAGGAACTGCTTTAATGGTCTTGAACTTATACCCTAAATCAAATGCTACCATCATTTTAGCCCAATCATCGTGTAGATGTCGTATTCCCTCGTCACCAAACATTGCACCTAATAGTAACTTTCTATTTAGCGCATTATATTTAGACTTACCTTTCTTAAATTCATCCAACGGTACAATATCAAATATGTTAAACGATACTCCTTTTCTGATTCCTTTTCTATTAGCTATTGAGTTAGTTGCTTGTCTCAATGCGATACTGTTTTCATAAGTACCTATCGCAAGAAGCTCTCCATCATATACGGTATTATCTGGTAAATATTTTGCCTCTTCAATTATTTCTATAAGGCCTTCATCCTCAATTCCTGACCTACTATATAATCTACACCTGCCTTTTTCTTTGACTAATATTCTCCTAATACCGTCAAGCTTCTCTGTAGCTATAAACGGACCTTTTACTTTATGTTTATTTTCAGGATACGGTGCACCAAGCATGCATCCTATTCTCGGTATAAAATCAGTACCGTATACTTTATTCAGAGATGTGTCAGTGATGCCTATCTTTAAGTTCTTAGTTATCATTGCAAATGCTAAATCCTTGGCCTGTTCAGTTTCCTGTGCGTTTATAAATAACCACGCAAAGTGCACATCGTCATCAGTACCAGTTTGATTAGCCTCGAAATATTCTATAACATCGTAAACAGTTAACTGCTCATTCTTTATATCATGCATACCTTTTATTAACTTCTTGTCTGCTATTCCAGTCCTAATATATGGGTCATACACAAAACGCAAAGTTTCCTTAAATCCTGGTAAACTTTCATACTGTTTTAATAACGCTAACTTACCATTCCTACCTGATGTCGCTTGAATTTCATATATTGCTCTTGCAATTTCCTTCATAATCTTACCTCCAATTTGTTTTTTAAGTTACATCTGAACCGGTTAAGTGTCTGGCTTACATAAGACTGTGAACAATTAAGTTTTGATGCTATCTCTCTGTGTGTTGCTTTGAACATAGACTTCTGCCAATATTCTAGTATGCTTCTTTGTGTTTTATTATTTACCTCAGCTATGCATAACTTAACACACTGCATTATTTCCTTGACTCCAGCTTCTTCTAGCAGCTTTCCGTCAGCAGTTAGCGTACTTTTAAAGCTGTCTAGATGAGTCGTTCCTTCGTCGTCTACATACTCATCATATGATATAGTATTCTTTCTAATTGATGTATTTAGACTCCGCACATATGAGCCTAGACTATTGTAGATACAGACGGTAGCATAGGTAGAGAATTTATTGCTTTTACTAGTGTTAAAAGTCATTATCGCTTTATACAATGCTTCATATCCTAGACTTAGCGCTTCTGGGTCGCCTATTAGACCAAACTTTTTAAGTTGTTTCCCAATAAGCCCCTCGTTCAACTTTATAAGTTCTTCCACTACCTCTGGCGATTTGTCCATTAAAAGTAACTCATCGGACCTAGCCAAATATATCATCCTGACATAATTGGTACAAGCCAGATATTTCGAATTCTTTACGAGATAATTCATCTCTAAATTCATCTTTATCTACTTTGTGCTTACACAATGGACAATCGCCTTGTTCCACAGCCTTAACTTCCTCACCAAAGCCGGTCTGTTGTAAAATTTTTTTATTCATTATTATTACCCCCTTTTATTAATATTATACTATAAAAAAGGGATTATTTCTCTAGCAATTATTTTTTCTGAGGCGCGCCGCACGTACCAGTTCTTTTACATCATGGAGCGTGTAACAAAAACCTCCGACACCACCGGGGCGCGTCATCTCCTTAATGAATAACTTTTGATGAGGCGTTTCTATGCCATCTCTTGCCTTAAGCTCTGCAAGCACAAACACCCCTCCTACATTCATTATTATATCTGATACACCTTTCTGGTATCTATCAGATGCCTTGTAGTAGGCAATGTCATCTTGTGTGTCTAACCAATCCTTAACCTTCTTTGTTAACGTTGCTTCCTGGGCGTATGATAACATATCCGCCTCTAGGTTTGATTGTGATTGTTTCTTCTTTTTCATCTGTAAGCACCTCCAAGCCGTCCCCCTGTTTCAATCCCCATTTATTTACAATGTAGCGTGGTAATTGTACAAGAACGTTTTTAGGATTAGTTACTTTAACTGTTTTAATGTGTGTCATTGTAGACCCCCCTTAAGGTGATTAAGTATCGCCATACTTACGTCCCCTTTGTTCTTAATGGATTTGTAGATAATTTCGTCTATAGTGCCCTTCGCTTGTATAATGTAGTAAGTACACCTATGAGCCTGTTTAGAAATATCTCCATATATCCTATCAGTAGATTGCTCAAACAATTCCAAGCTATCATTCATACTAAAGTATATTGCGAAGCGGGTATTTGTAAGGGTAAGCCCCTTATCTGCAGAAGCAGGGTTAGCTACAAGATACTGAACTTTCCCCTCTTTAAAGTTTTTCAAGTTCTTATTCTTATCCTCAATACTAACCCTACCGTATACGCAAGCACACTTGTCGCCTAACATATCCTGGATAACCTCGAATTCCTTATGGTAGTTACACCATATTATAACTTGTTCATCACCTATGTTGTGAAGTAACTTACTAAGTGCCTTAAATCTATAATCTGAGAGTAGATATGTTTCCTGCGACTTTGTATCTATGATAAAGCCTGAGGTTACTTGGTTAAGCTTATTACGCTTCGCACCGGCACTTGGGGCCGTTATGAGTATATCACCTTCCATTAATTCTAAATACAATTCTCTCCTTAGTTGATTATACTGTTCTGCTAGTTCCTTAGGCAGGGTAATATCTACTGTAATAAAGTCCCTGCCTGGAGTATTTAATACATCTTCCTTATCTACATATATCGAATACCTTCGGAGAAGTTGCATTAATTCGTCTCTTCTGTGTTCTTTAACCTGTAGCTTCTCAAACTGCGGGTTATAAGATACGTTATCAAAGAAGTAGTCTTTGAATTGCGTCCATGACTGATGCACCCCATAGTAGTCTATGGATTGTAGTTGCCTGTAGTATTCCCATTCTCCATTCGGCGCCGGGGTACCGGAAAGTAGATACCAGCGCTTTAGCGTCTGGGCGTAGTCTACCGCTTCCTTACCAAATTTTGACCTATTACTTTTCATCGCGGAACTTTCATCTACAAAGCACCCGTGGATATTTAGCTTATCAATATATTCTCGGTAGTTTACAAAAGACTCTATGTTAGTTATATACAGATTAGCATCCTGTTGGAATTTCTTCAATCGTTTAGCTTTAGTCCTATCATGTAAGTTCACTACTTTCAATTCTGGGAAGAATTGTTTAGCATCAGGTAACCATGCATTCTCTATAAGTATTAGCGGGCAAAGTACTAGCCATTTATGGTTTGGGTTCTTTGCTATATCATCGGCAATGATTTGTAGACTCATAGGTGTTTTTCCTGTACGTGTATCGTAGAAGAAAGCATACCTATCGTGTATTTCAGCTAATTCCCTTCCTAGCTGTTGATGGGCATATAACCAGCCATGTGAATGCTGCGGTCCTTGTTCTAATAGTGTCTTTGTTGCGGCTTGCCTGTGCATTTCATTTTCCCATATTTCTCGTATGAATGGTGGTAAAGAATCTACATTGGTTTCATCAATATTTCTGAATAGTTTCAGCACCAATGCAATATTACGAGAAGTAGTTCTGAATTTTGTCTTTGTCCTATTGCTGTGTATATAAGGTATTTGACTAGCTAGACTTTGGGTTTCCCAATCGTCCCTGCTGCATTGAATTTCAATATACTTACGATTGATTAATAGCTTATTACCCATTGCGACCCCTTTTCTTCTCTTTTATGATTTGCTCTAAGATGTCATTTAAGCTTATAGTCCCTCCACTCTTATCATTACATTCTGCACATTGGTGCAGTCCTGCGTATGTGAATGAAGGCTCCTTGAGCTCCTTACCACATTTAATACATTTCATTACTATTCACCACCTATTTATGAATTTATGACCTTTTTAAACACAAATGCAAAAATGGAGGAAGGTGCAAGATTTGACTTCTGCCTTCCCTATTATATAACTAGTAGGGGGCGGGCGGGGATTTACACCCCACCAAGAGGGATTAAGCGGCCGTGTACATCGACACCCTCTCGTGCGCTCTTATCACCGCCCATGAATTAAGATTAAAACACCAGTGAACAAGCTATAGCCCAGACACAGGGGATTATGCCCGGGCTACAACTTACTCATTAGGGTGTAGCTTATATTTCTTCTTCGTAAACGTCTTCCGCCGGTGCTTTAGCTGCGTCTCTCTTCGCCTTTTCAGCCAATGCTGCGTCTACTCTAGCTTGATTATTTAATATTGTTTCAGCAGGTGCGTTTCTTTTTTGTGCTTTGTAAAGAACTGATTTAGCGTTCCTGATTTCAATCTTTAATTGCTCATCGGTCATATCCTCAAGTGGTATTCCTGCTAATACTCCCCTTCTTTGTGGCGCCGGTCTTTCAATAATAATAGTACCTCCGCAATGTGGGCAAGTAATTTCAGTTGTTAATACGCTCATTATACAAAACCTCCATTTATTTTTTATTTTGTTCTCTATATATATTATACGCTATATATTTTAAAAACTACACTATTATTTTCACGAACTTCTTATCTTAGTTTTTTAATTTTCTTAGCTAACTTGGTTAATAAGTTAAGGAGTGTCACGTTTTAAAAAATGTTATTTTAAAATTAAAAATTAAAATTAAAAATAAAATTTTAAAAATTAAAAATGGTCCTCCTTAATTTATTAATAAAGATAATTAAGTTAATATAATAATTAAGTTAATATATAATATATTATATAGATCAGATCAGATAGACAGTTAGTAGTTTTGCTACTTCTCTTGATATATGATACATTAAGCTTGGCTTACAATCAATTAGGGATTGTAGATTATTACCCATCATGCAAAGCACTGACACATCACCTACCATTGGTTGTTCCTCTGATATCGCAGCGCCTGGTTGCATTGGCCCAGTTCTTAACTTAATTAGTGGATAATCCTCACCTATAGCTGCATCTACACATATTACCAATGCATCAACACGTAATAGTTGTATCTTATCACGTAAGTTTTTACTATGTACTGGGTCATTAGTGCATCCTATGATATTCACATGTTTCGGTAAATTCATTCGCTTCAACCTATAACCAGTAACAGGCCCTACAGCGTCGCCGGTTATATTTGGAGCGCCGATACAGAGTATGTCGACCTTTTGGGCATTGCGTATAAGTGACAAAGCATCCTTACATATTAGTCGTTGAACCATATCACAGTCGCCTCTCGTCTGCCATGCTTAACTGCTTCTTTATATGTTTGTCTAAATACATCAATTATGTTCCCTTTAATTAGTCCTCCACAATCCTCAGCGATGCCGTGCTCCACAGTACCATCTTCATATATTATGATTATCTTTGAGCCGTACGGTATTACCTTAGGGTCTACTGCTATTGTACCAGGTCTTGGTTTAGTGCCTGTAGCTGTTTTATTAGGGTTACCATCGTTCTCCATACCACTTACATTATCATACGGAGAATAAGCTGTTACTTGGAATGTATCTACAGAGTACTTTTCTGTTACTTGTCTAAGTGTTTCTATGTGTGCTGTTAACTCATTAACTTCATTCTGTAGCTGTAGGGCTTTTGTTCTGTAGGTATCACATGTTGCATTGGCCCTCGACACTGTGGCGCTAAGTATAGGTATCACCTCCTTTTCGTATTTATCTACAACAATTTTATAAGTCAATACTGAACTTACACAGACACTCAGCACTACTGCGGCTAGAAGCTTTTTTTGCATATTTAATTCCCCCTTTCATTATTATTATATCACTTTTCTTCGCAGTTTACCTTGGAAAAATAAAATACCGATGGGTGTTATATTTTACTCGTAACACGTCCTAGACCTTTATTATAAGTCCGTAATAGCGTTCTAGGTTTTTTATATTATGCCTATTAACACGAACTTGTAAAGGGTTAATTAAAATCCCCCGACATCAACCGGGGGTGTTCTTTGCTCTGGCAATATCCACCGCAGCCTCACCAAAGATATAACCGAGGGCCAGGGCAACTAATTTCCAATACAATTCTTGGTCTACGTCAAAACCAAGGCCTTCCGATATAATAATAAAAGCCGCACTGGCCACGGCTACCCAGAATTTCCTGCTAGTGAGTTTTTGCTTCCAAAATTCCTTCATTCTATCCCCTCCCTATCGTTTTGTTTTTCAATCTCCCTTTTCTTAATTCCAGCCAATGCCCAAAGCTCCACCGTAGTGAAGCCGAACCATGCGGATATGAGAGCAGTTGGTTCGCTCCCTATCCGCAAAAACACATAGAGTACAGCTACCGTAAAACTAACATTTAATAATATAATTAAGGTAACAATAAACTTTGAAAACTTCATTTTTTAGCCACCTGCTTATGATACCGGTGTAACATCGTTACTACCTGCTCCCTAGTTACATTTCCCTGTGGATTCGTCCCGTCAGTAATATCCTCTTTTTTAGCCCACTCCCAGGCTTCTTTTGCCCAAGACGAAGGCGTATTCTTGTCTGTCACTTTATCAGCTCCTTTCAGC